ATTCCTCTAGCGGGGTATCCGCTACTAGACCTGTAATAGGCATCCTTGCCCACATCGCGCCGCCGTGTACGTTCGGCTCATCATCGTCATCGTAGGTCTCGGCTCCAGTGAATATCATCTGAAAGCTCAAGCTACGGCACGGCATTGTTGTTACAGCGACTGCCATCGCGTGTATGAACTCACCGTGATACTTGGAGTGGTTGTGGGTGTATTCCTTTCTTACCCAGCACTTGAAGTACGGGATATTGCTTTGCAGGAAAGCCATCAAACAGCGTCCTTATAAAATTGTTTTTCCCATTCCTTGTGCCGTTTTATCGGCTCTTTGAAATAGTCCATGAATCGTGCCGCATAAACCACAAAGTGATTCAACCAACTCAGTGGTGCAGGCAGCGGTCTCATGTAGTCCAGAAACAAAACCACCCTGTTACGGTTGGTCATGTTTACGGCCATGTGTTCGTAGGTGTCATCAAAGACAACTGCCCTGCCTTCTTCCCACCGATACTCTTCTTTGTTCACGACCAACACGCAGCCTTTGCCCTCGGTTGGTATATCAAGACCCAGATGCACTCTGAGTATCCCACACCACGGGCCTTCGTGAGGCATTAACATCTTTCGTGGCCCGATCACAGAGAAGTAGGCAGATACCAGATTCTTTTCGGCATCTATGATCTTCATGGTCTCAGGAAACTCTTGGCAGTTCCGATCAAAACGGATCTTGCCTGCCTTCAAGAAAAACATCTTCCACTTGTCATCGTTGGAGATGTATATCTGATCTGGGCTAATGGTCTGAAACGGCGCGAACTCATCTATACGGTTCCGCATCTTTTCAAACTCAGCCCTGATCACATCGTAGTTTTGTTCTAGAACAGCAGTGACAGGGAAGTCTGCGTTATCAAAAAACACACGATTGCCCTTCTTCGAGAACCTTCTGAACAATGGCCTAAAGGCTTTTTCAATAACCCAGCCATTTACTTCAACCATTAGTAATAAGTGGCCCTTTTCGGATAAAACGGTTCGTCTTCTTCGTCTGAGTTTAGCCTCAAGAACCCGCCTTGCCGGAACCGGAGTAGTGCCTGTGTGGACGAATCCACAAGGTCATCGTGTTCACCGGCAGGAAACGAAGCAAACTCTTCGATCACCTCTTCGGCAAACCGTGTACCTGGTGCCCACACAATCCCTGACGCGAACAAGTCTGACACCGCGTTGACCCTCGATATCTTGTCGTTGCCTCTAGATGGGGTGTATTCACCGACAGGTATACCCATAGCCCGTAATTCAAAGATTAGCGGCATACCAGCAGCTTTGGCTTCCACAATACATGCATCGGGTTGCCAGTCTGTATAGAACTCTAAAGCAGTCTTTTTCAGTTCAGGGAACTCTAGCCGCTCTTTGTACGCATCCAACAGGATGATATTCGGCTGCATCAACCCTTCATCATCGGGCTTATAGAAAACGCCCCATGTTGTACACGCCGAGTAGTCGGCACGTTGCGTCTTTAAGAACGCTGTGTCCCAAGACTGAATGATAAACTCACACGCTGGCGGGGTATCGCTTTCCCACTCTCGCCACCACTCCCGCTTTACAAGGGCGCCTTCTTCAGAAGACGGGTTCTGCTGATACTGAGCATTCCATTTTGGAGACGGTAATTCGTTGCGTAGTGACGTGAGTTCCTCTAAAGACCAGAACTCAGGCCATAAAGCCTTGCCGGAAGGCATGATTGCGGGGAACTCAATGACTTCCCACTCATCTGTGCCAGCACGTTGAACCGATGATTTTACAATCTGTCCGGTTAAATCCCGTTTGTGCCATCGTGTCATAACCACAATGATGGCTCCGCCAGGCTGTAATCGCTGTCGAGGCCCAGAGGTATACCACTCATAAACCCGATCAAAGACACCTGCGTCGGCACTTTGGCCTTCTTGTTCTGAGTGCGGGTCATCAATGATCAGCAGGTCTGCACCCTTACCCGTTACAGCACCGCCAACACCGATAGCGAAGTATTCACCATTCTTGCTGGTACTCCAGCGTCCCGCTGCCTTGGAATCAGACCGCAAACCCAGAGTCGGGAACACTGTCTTATAGTCCTCGCTGTCCACAAGGTTACGAACCTTACGACCGAAACCCACAGATAGTTCTGCGGTATGTGCCGTCTGGATAATCTTTTTCTCAGGATACTTGCCCAAAAACCAAGCGGGCAACAGATAGGAAGCAAACTCTGACTTAGTATGCCTCGGCGGCATGTTAATGATCAGACGCTTTAACTCACCATTAGCAACCCGCTCAAAGGCGTTTGCCATGATCTTGTGGTGCCGTCCTTCAATGAAAGCAGGCCACACATAGTTAACAAATCCCATGACCTCTTCACGGGCACGTTCTTTCTTCTCTGCGCCCTCTAAAGACTCAAGAAGATCTAGAATCTCTTTCTGATCCTCTATCGGAAGATCAGGTATGGACTCTAGCAGTTTAGGATCAATCTTATTTGGCATAAAACGAGAACGTTATCCAATGAGAACGTTCTCAATGAGAACGCTGTCTGAGATTGCTTACTAGGCAACCAACCCCAAAGGTTGCCTTATACTGTTATCTAGAACGTACTCTGTGAGAACGTTCTCGAAAACTCTTGTGATGTTAGCACATTGATGGACTTGACAAGATAAGTCAACAAATAACCCAAAATTTTTTAGAAATTTTTTTCGGGCTAGGGACTCCTGGAGTAATTCCCTGAAAATAAAGGGACGTGGTGCGTGGTACACTTAGTTTGTCAGAAAAATAGGTAATCGTTTGAGCGTTTCACTATGTATATAGACGTGGGTACGCGCTGGCCCCTAGGGGGGGGTGGGGGTGGCTCCAGGCGCTCGAGCACGTCAGAAAAACGCGCGCCCCTTTCGCCAACAGTTGTGGTTCGTGGTGCGTCTTACGTGAACGGTTAGGCTTAGTGCAACGGCTCGCCGTCTTGCTCTGATTCCGCTGCCACCGCCAACCGTCGTTTGATCTCAGCAGCGACTTCCTCAGCTGTTCGTTCTGTCGTTACTTGCTCTACTTTGTCGCTGAACAGTGCGACCGTGCGCCCTAGTAATTGCGCCGCAGTCAATTGTGCTTGCGTCGGTTCATCACCCGTTGTCGGATCTATGCCGTCTTCCGTCCAACGTCGAAGCTTGCCCACCACAAGTTCTCTGTCCGTGACCGCTTTGCGGGATATTGCCCGATGCTTTTGCTCTGTTATTTGCTCCAACCTTGTACTTATCTGGGGGTTCTTCATCAGACGAGACCCCTCGCTATGCGCTGTCGAATCCTTCCCTGTTGCGCTGTACGCTTCACGGTAGGCATCCGCGTATGTCTTACCCCCAGCGACTAACTGCGCGAACCGCTCCTGCTTTGGTGTGAGTTTGTCTGCCATGACCACGTCCCAATCAAAACGCCATTGTCATTTGCCTATATAGGCGCATCAAACCCACAACCCACACACCATAGACCACATCTATCATTAGACCTGCTTTGATAGAAACAAATGTAGTACTCATTGTTCGTGGTACGCTTGACATGGTTCTCCCCCAACCCCAAGATCGGCTCATCACTTAAACAGGACAAACGACATGACGAGCAAGCAACTGAACAGAGCGCAGCGGTTCATCAACGCAGTACGCAAAGTCGATCTAGGCGACGGCTTGAATCCCACCATCATCATCAGATCAGATGACCAAGTGGTCATATCTGCCGAAGAGTTTGATGGCGCAGTGCTGCGAGATATGCAGATCAACCCAGCCATCGAAGCGGTAGCACTCAAGCACAGATTCGATCTGGAATTTGAAACGTCAGCAGCAGTTATCTGCTACCCATACTAAGGAGTCCGAGATGATCGCAACATCAACCACCACCGCCAAGGCCACTGCTCGTGCAGTGCGTATTTGGATCGAAGGCGCGAAGCTCAACACAGCGGGATTCACTCCCGACACCGCATACAACGTCATGGTGCGCGACACCACTATCACGCTGCTTGTCTCCGACATGGGCGAACGCCGAGTGACCAAGGCGATGCGTAATGGCAAGCCTCGCCCGATTATTGATCTGCACTCAAAAGAGGTCGCAGCAGTGTTCTCAGCGGGAACCAAGGTACATGTCCGCTACCAGCGCGACATGATCATTTTCTCACAATCATTGGAGTCCTAAAATGAATGCAACCTATACCCAAGGCGACGGTAAGTGGCACAGTGAGTACATGGCAATGGTAAAGACCATGCCCACCGATTCGCTGCGCTATGTCATCCAAGACTGCCGCAACGCTATCGAAGCATTGCCTGAGAATCCCAAGTGCGAACAGTACACGGACGAGATCCACTATTGCGCGATGGAACTGCGTATCCGCAACGAGGCAGCAGCACCCCATGACAACGCCGTCACTGCACAGATGGCATTGCATGCAGCGATATGTGACAACCCAACACACCGTCACATCGCCGCAGCGCAAGACCAGTTCGATATTGCAGAGCAAGCATACGATCATGCCGACTACGCGCGATGCTCCGACGCTTGCCGTGTTGGGCTTTTCTTGCTGGGCTTGATTGAGTGGGGGGTGAAGTAATGCAGTTACTCGCAAACATTCTTTTTGGACTGGGCATGCTTGCAGTGTCGCTACTGCTGATCACGTCAGGACTCTTCCTGACTCACGCCTACTATATCTCACCTGAGGGAGCGCATTGGATATTTTCCTTCACCGCTCCCCTATTCATCCTGCAAGGCTGCGGCATGGTCGTGGTTTGGGTTCTACAAATTCGAGGAGACATTTAATGGAAACAATCGAAACATTCCGCGTGATTGAGGGCGAACGTAGCCTCACGTTCACAAACAAGTTTGACGCGCTGCGCTGGGCAGTGCGCTCTGAGGGCATGACCGAGTTGTCACTGTGGCATCACACTGGCGAGCGGTTAGCTAACGGGTTCGCTTACAAGGGCGAGGACAGTCTCAAGATGGTGGAGTCGGTGACCTTATATGGGAACGCTGATCACCCTTGGCTAACGCTGCACCCTGTGACTTGGGTGGAGTTGTACAGCGTAGTGGCGGAAGACCTTGCCCGCGCCGACGGCGTCACCTTGGACACCTACACATCCGCCGAGGGCGACCAGTACTACACCGACAAAGGGCAAGACGCCTTTGAGGAATTCGTGACACAAGCCGAGCAGTTGATGACCGACTCAGGCCTGACAAAGGGAGAATACTAATGGCTAGTTTCGACAACAAAGAGCAGTGCGATTCGTGCGGCGAGTATCACCACGAGCGCAGCATGAATTTTGATAGGTTTGGTTCTTTGTGCTTTTCATGCTCTGACGAGCGCGACCTAGAAGGCGCACAGTCATTTATGGCGCACCTTACCGATAGCGGGTACGAAATCATCCACACAGGTGGAGGTTGCACGGCGTTCAACAAAAGATTCGGCTCATGCACCGTCATGGTCACCCAAGACGCAAGCCACGAAATCATCCCCGAATACATGTCTGACCTTGGGTTGGTGATAGGCGTTTACCCCGACGATCTCGAAGGGCAGCACCTTTTCTTCCTTAACCCAACCCACACCAACTGGGAAATAATCTGCGATTCAGTCGCAAAAACCGAAACAGCAGCAAAAGCTCTGAACAGCATCGCAGCATTCCAAAAAATCGAAGCGTAGAGGACATGACAATGAGTGATTCCAAAATGACCGAAGCTATCTTGCAAACCGCAGCCGACCTCACAGTGGGCGTGATCGGTGCCTACGTTGACTTAGAGTTGCGGGGTCAAAAACCCAATGGGTTTGACGAGGACGGCTACCCGATAGTGCGCGATCTAGGCGTACCAACTCCGCTGGAGGACGCTATTCACGCGCTCACCGAGTGGGCACTCAACTGGCACGATCTAGGCGAACCGCCCAAGGCAAAGAACGAGGCCGAGTATGCGCTGGCACTCCTTCACAGAGTGCAGGAGAAGTTTGCCCCTGATGAAATGCGGGGGCTGAAATACTCGGACTACCTCGATACCTGGTTTTTTCCGATTTGCGATCCTCACACCAGCGAAGGGATTATGACCCAACTGAAGGAGACCGCCCCCTTCTTTGGGTTTGATGACCAAGACATTCTCGAAATGTGGGTACTCATCAAAGAACCCTTAGCGCGGCAATGGTTGCACCGAGAGACGACCAAGCGTAACATCTAATACAACAACCAACGAACCATAGGAAAACCAAATGAAAGCAGAACTCAAAAGAAAAGTAGTTGACCAGTTGATTGAGATCGTCGAGGAAGGCGGATCATTTCAAGCTGGGTTTTCATCCCTCGCGGGACTGCCCACCAACGCCGTGACCGGCAACAAGTACACCGGCTTCAACGCATTTTGGTTGTCGATGCTGGGATGCACCAAGGTGGCGACAATGAAGCAGTGGGCGACCATCGGATACACTTGCGAAGGGCTAGGCCGTAAGGACAGAAACGTAGGCATACCGATCACTCTCGGCTTCTCGGCTTACGACAAAGAGGAACGTCCCGATGGCACTACCGCCAAGGTATACAAGGGTAAGCGGTTCTCATCCGCTACCGTTTACCGTGCCGAGGACGTGAAGTCATTCGAGGATGGCTCACCCTACCCAATGGACACCGAGGGCATGGTCGATGAGACGGTGTCCGACGCTGAGATAGAGGCGTTCATCGCCAACTATTATCGGGTGTCAGGGGTGAAGGTTACTCGCAACGCCACAGGTGGTGCGTACTACCGACCATCCACCGATACCGTGAACATGCCACTGCCGGAGCAGTTCAACAGTACCGACACCAGCACCGCAACCGAGAACATGTACTCAACTGAGCTACATGAGATTGGACACTCGACAGGACACAAATCACGGCTCAATCGTTTGACCTTGACCAACACCAAGGGCTACGCCTTCGAGGAACTCATTGCTGAGATCACGGCAGCGTTGCTCTGCGTCGAGTTGGGCATAACAAACGAGGCGCGTGACGATCACGGGCACTACATTGCCTCATGGCTGATGGCACTCGGCAACGATGTTGACTACGTCTTCAAGGCCGCAGCCGAGGCCCAAAAGGCGGTGGATTTCATCCTCGCCACCCAAACCCAATCCGAAACTGAAGAGGCCGCATAGCGGCCCATAGGGACAACCAATGACACATGAACATCTAACCCAAGTATGGGATGGCTTTTGCAAGATGAGGTTTTTGCCTCGCCTATCTGCCGATGAACTCTTCGCGCAGGATTATCTGTCAGAAAGCGAACGTGCTTTTGTAGGCATGTTTATCAAGCTGTGGGAGAAAGCGGAGGGCGCACAGTGATTACGAATGATTTTTTGGTGAATAACCTCTTGGAAATCGACGCAAGGTTAGCCGATGAAAGCGATTACGAATCCAACCTGAGGCCTAAAATAAAGGAGCTCCTGGATTTCTTGGTCGAAACAGCCCGTGATTTGAAAATAGTAGAAGAAGGAGAAGCTCAATGAGCAACGTCACACCCATCAAGGCGAAGACCCACGCCAACAGTGCCGAGTTACTAGCCGAGGCTGGCATAGCCGACTCAAGGGTTCACGAGCTACGCAATGCTCTGATAGCCACACACAAGGCTTACTGTGCCCTTGACCCTTGGGGCCGTAATGACCTCAAGAAGCTCTGTGGCGACCGCAAGTTCCACGAAGTGCTGATGCTTATCGCATCAGTTGAAGATCTCAACACCGACCTGTGAAGACAACGGCTTTAACAACAACGGAGAACGGATATGAAAACGATGCAACTTACCTCTCAGGAAATACAGGTACTTGCCGAAGGGCTAGACGGGGTTCATTGGGGAAGATCAATCAGCCACGCAGAAAGCGCCGCCAAAAAACTATTCAGTCAAGCAAAGCGGTTTGATCCAGCTTTGACAGAACATCTGATTAGGAACTGCCCGCAAACTGCATCTCTAGCAATGGCAAAGAAGGACTGAATATGGATATGGATCAAATCCTAGATTCCCTTGATCGAATGATCAGCGAATGGGAACAACAAAGTCTCATAGCGATAGAGGCCGAGGCTAACTTCAAATCGTTTGAGGCATCGTCGAAGAAAGCTTTGATTGATGTGGGCGACAGTGCGGCCAAGGCCGAGGTGTTTGTCAGAGCCATGCCAGCGTGGACAGAAAAGTACAAAGCCTTGCAACAGGCGAATCTGTCTGTCGAGGTGCTGAAGAAGCGCATCATGGTTGCCCAGTTGACGTTCGATGCCGAGCGCACCAACCGAGCAGACAAGCGGAGGATCGTATGAGTCAGCAGTTTAACCATGACCTGCGCGAAAGGGTGATCAGGATCGAGAAGATCAGCGAGATCCAGGAGATGCTACAAAACATGGCGACACTGATGATCGCCTACCCTGATGCCACCGAGGATCAGTCCAACGAGTGGCTGACCGCCCTGAATGTGTGTCGGGTGGAGCTCCGCCGCCGACATAAATCCAGGCAGGTACGTCTTGCGCCCAACCAAGAGGTAACTAGTAATGACTGATGAAGAATGGATTAAGGAATACGAGAAGGCAGTAGCAGAGGTTAATCGAAAGCTAGATGTCTGTCAGAAAGAACTCGTTGACTACTTTGTTAGAACGGATGTCGATCAGCTTGGATCGAAAGATTGGTGGGCAAAAGAGGTTCAAACAAGTCTGATCCACGTTATCCAAAGGGATATCGGACTGTTGGCTAAAGGTGTCTATCAATATCGCGGATGGCGAGAACGGATCGCTAGGATGGAGCGAGAAGGGAGGCTGGAAAGGGATGATATCAACAGCGATAGCCTGCTGGGACATGGTCAATACGAAATACTATGAAGGTGCTAGATCTATTTAGTGGGATAGGTGGGTTCTCATTAGGGCTGGAGGCTGCCGGTATGGAGACCGTAGCGTTCTGTGAGAAGGATTCATTCTGCCGCAAGTTATTACAACAACACTGGCCTGATGTGCCCGTGTACGAAGATGTGAGGGCTTTAGATGGACGATTATATAGAGGAACAGTTGACGTTGTTTGCGGAGGATTCCCGTGCCAACCCTTCTCAGTTGCAGGACTCAAGCAAGGCAAGGCAGATGACCGTCACCTCTGGCCTGAAATGTTACGAATCATTAGCGAGTGTAGGCCGCGCTGGGTTATTGGAGAAAACGTTTCTGGGTTCATCAATATGGCACTCGACGATGTGTCATCTGACTTGGAAAACGAAGGCTACGAAGTCAGGACGTTTGTACTTCCAGCTTGCAGCGTCGATGCGAGACACCGCCGAGATAGAGTCTGGGTTGTGGGCCACGCCATCAGCGAGCATGGGTGGAGGGGTTCCGACAGACGCGGAGGCGCGGGGTTGGAAGTGGATGGGGACATACTGGATGAGGCCGGACGGCAGCAAATTCCAGACTCAACTGATAGATCAGGCGCGGATGTGGCGAACACCGATGACATCCGACTGGAAAAGCATGGACTCAGCAAACCAACTCAGACTAGCGAAGCAGGTCAAGGAACCCAAGTTGTGGCCGACACCAACGGTCAGGGGGAACTACAACAGGGCGGGACTGAGCGCGAGGTCAGGGGACGGGCTGGCGACGGCAGTGAAGAAGGCAACCCTATGGCCCACCCCGACAACCAGGGACTACAAGGGAGGGAGGAAACCCGAAACGCTGAAGGCAAAGGGACGGCTACCGTCGAACAGTCTACCCGACTCGGTGAACTCGGCGGCGGGGGAGACTGGCCCCCTGAACCCGCCGTTCGTCGAATGGCTCATGGGGTTCCCAATCGGGTGGACAGAATTAAAGCCTTAGGAAACGCCGTAGTCCCAAGGCTAGTGCAGGTGATAGGTGAATTGGTTGTACAGGTAGACGCTAGTCGTGGTACGCTGTATGCTTCACACAACAGCGGCAGTAGCCGCGAACCATCCTAGCCACGATGTAAAACTTGCTTGCGGCGTCCTGAGCACGACGAGAAAAACTGCTCACACTGATTTCAACTCAGTGGCTATGTTGTAGTCACCGCGATGCAATCAGCATCAACCTAATAGGAAACCAGGAGATTGATATGAAGTTTTCAGAAAAGAATGTTCGGGATATTCGCAAGGTACTAAACAACCACGCAATTGCTCGAGCGGCAGACGGCGGCATCAAGATGTCAGCGGCGGTGCTTGGCATGGCAACCGAGATGAAAGTGGATCGCAAGACACTCAAGGACTTCATCGAAGGCACTGTGGCTAAGCCATCAAGCGCGACGATGCAGAAGTTTGATGGGTGGCGTTCACGTCACATCGTTTCGGCAGACAAGTCAACGCAGCCCAAGGTTGTAGCGGCAGATCCAAGAGACAAAGAGATCGCCGAGTTGAAGAACATAATCAGGATCGTAGAAGAAGATCGTGAGAATTTACGGCTGAAGTATGTTGAAGCCAAGAGACAGCTTGAGGCCATAGAGAGTGTAGACCCCGCTCACGGTGAGAGGTATCAAGCGGTTCATCCTGAAAACTCGTACTGGATGCAGAACTCTGAAGCCTACATCAAGGTCTACACACACGACGATCTCAACGAAGAGAACAAGCGGCTGTTCACGATGCCCATACCAGACCTCTTAGAATTTATTCCGCGCGTTGATAGTGAGCCGCACGAGGAATGGAAACTGCGTACAAACAAGCTCACCGAAGAGCGTAAGCAATTGTTGATTAAGTTGTCAGAGCAGATCGCAAATGTGTATCTGAATTGCGGATTCCCAGAGCAATACGTTGGTGTGGATCTTGTTACATCTCGGCGGCACATAGGGTAGGAGGTTCTTATGGAAAAGTTGGTCACATTGAAGCTAACCGAATCTGAAGTCGATGCTTTGGATCGTTTATTTCGGGGGTCACGCGATGACCCTCGCGTTCACGGCGCAATCGGAACCTGCTTCTGGTTCCACGGGATAACACCTGAAGATGAAAAGGTTGCCAAGGATGCTTGGAACTCAATTCAAACTAAGCTGGGAGACCTCAAATGACAGTGATGGATGAGATGGACAGGCTCATGGAGTTAGCTGATAAGATCACGGACTCACGCGAAGAAGTAGAACCGCTGAGAGATAAAGGTTTGTTTGAAGTCACGATCATAACCAAGACCGACTCAGGGCTTGTCAGTAAGACATACAAAAGAATCACCCTGATGGACGTTAACCTTCT